ATAGAAGTCTGGAGAAGCTACAACCCAACGACCTTCTTCAGGTACGTTCTGGGCATCAAGCAATCGAGCCATGCGAGCAAGAACATCTAGCGGATCAGTTTCGCCGATGCCAAGGTCGATAGCGCCAGCGCCGTCATACACACCAGCCGTTAGAGCTGTAGCGCTGTCTGCGCCAAGAGTGTGGTCGGGAGCAGAAGCCGCAAGACCTGCTTGCATTTTAGCAATAACGCCAGCGTCAAAAGCATCACGAAGCGCATATGCTGCAGAGCTAGACGCAACTTCTTTAAAGTTAACGTGAGACATTGAAGTTTCGATATCATCTACGATGAATTTGAAAGCATTCGCAGTATCAACAACCAAAGAAACTTCTTGGTCAGTCAACTTAGTTTGAGTTACATCTGCACCACGCTCGTACTGATAAACAGAGATTGTAGGCTCTTTGATGATGCGAACGCTATCACCGAAGGCTGAGATATCTCCAGCATAATCAGTATTGGTAATTGCTTCTGCTACTGATGCTTTTCGGAAAAAGTTGAGAACTTTCTTGCTATAAACGGCAGGAAGGAAAAACGAGTTAGTTTGTCCAGAAACCGAGTTTGCAAAGTTAGCATCAGTATCAGTTGCGGGTTCAAAGTATTGGTCAGAAACGTTATAAGCCATGAGTATTTACTCCAAAAGTAATTAAAAGATTTTAGTTAACTACTCTGCCTTCACGAATTGCCAAATCAATTTCTTGTTCGTATTTGTCAAAGTCGTCAATGGACAGTGCAGCTATTTCCCGTTGTGTCCAAACGCGAGGCTGCCGAGCATCTACCGATGTAGTTTTCGTAGAAACGAAATCTGCAGCATTTTGTTTGGAAGGTTGTGTGCGCGACTTAGACTTACTAGAACCGTCATTAATCTTTAAACCTTTTTCCATCTTATAAAAATCAATTGCTCGACTTGCTAAAGAAACATTGTCTGGGTTATTATAGATCCAACGCTGAATTTCTTCGGGTTGAGTCTTAGCCCACTGATGAAACGAATCGTCTCCTCGGATATCTTCAAAGTCTGGATGTCTTTCACGCAACTTGTTTTCGGCCTCTTTGCGAGATATCATGGCTTCTCTTTCTTCAATTGCTCGAAGCTTTTCTTGAAGCTGATTAACTTGCTCTTGAGAGCGAAGATGCGCTACAGATTCCACAGTTTCGTAGAGATCTGGATACTCAGTTCTAAAACGCTCAAGCTCTTCTGGAGATTTAGGCGGCGTGTATTCAGGTTGTGCAGCCCTAGCCTCAGCTAAAAGTTCTTGTTCACGTTGTTTAAACTCAGAGATTTTCTCATCATAATGACGCTTTAGATCGTCGTAACGCTTTTTATAATTAGATGTGTTTGAAGTTTCTTTTTCTTGTTTTTTCGGGGCCGAAGTTTTTCGGGTAGCCTTAGAAGAATTGTCTTCTTCAAAAAACAGCGAGTCTGCAGTAGCTTGATGCGGAGCGTCAGCAGTGTGCCACTCTTTTCTAGCATTATACGGATTTGCTGTAGGTTCAAAATCTTGTTCTTGTTCTTGTAGGTTTGTCATGCTCACTCCTTTATGGGGCTTGTATCTTTCAAGGTGGCTATACGTACTGCGCTGTACTATAGGGTCTTGATACTAACAAGGTGGCCTCAAGGTAAAATATAATATGGTTAAGGGTCAGAAATTCTGAGTAGCTTAACCGCCGATTAGACTAGGCATTCGATTAGCTCGCAACATTTGTCGCTGAACGTCTAGCGCTGTTTGAGCTGAAGGAGTTGTTGATATCGCTCCACCCAATGTTCCGGGGTCTTCAATTGCAGACATAGGATTAAACATCAAACCTCCTTGAGCTTTCTTCATTAAGCCGCCGTCATAAGCACGTTCTGCATCGTCCATCATTTTTTGGAGATTTTCAGCGCCTATTTGTTCGGTTGCTTTTGCGGTGATAACAAACTCACCATCTGAAAGACGAGCGGGGATATCATCAGATGTTCCATCGCCCGGCCCTTCAACTTCTCCTTCGCCTTTAAATTCAGACGCAGAAAGAATTAGTTTATCAAAAATCTGACTTAGTTGGTCATCAGATTCTAGTTTAGAATTTACATAGTCTACTTCTTCTTCAGAAAGAACTTCAGACATAACATATGAAACGTAATCTTCTTCAACAACATCATCAGGCTTTTGAGATGCCATTACCTCGTCCATTTCGTCTTCAGGAATGTTAGGGTATGTATCGACAGGAATATCTTCACTCATTTCCATTTCAGGTGGAATAAAAAGACTTCCGCCTTCTGCTTTAGGCATCCTAGTCTGTTCTTTTTCTTGTTCTGCATCCATCTCTTGAAGAGCTTTCATGATAACTGAACCATCAAATCCTTTGGTATAATCATCAAATCTTTGATTAATTCGCTGTCTAGCTTTTTCATCTTCAGCTTTACTTAAAGATAAGTCTCTTTGTCTTGAAAGACTTTTGTAAGATTCGATGTCGTCTCTCATTGGATCGCCAGTTGATTTCATGATTTTAGTTCCTTGATTCGTTAACTGTATCTTTTAGTTTAAGAAGGTTGTCCAGAGAATTCACTCTCCCCTGCCTGCGGAACACTTCCAGTTCCGATGTTGCCGCCACCAGTGCCTGTAACTCCAAGGTCTTGAGGCTGTTGAGGTGCGCCTTGAGCGCCTCCCATAGCTCCGGGTTGTTGACCAGCGGCGATAGCTTCTGGGCTAAGTTCTTGTCCAACATTGTTTTGCATTCCTATAATCTGGGCAGCTATGGCTGCTTCTTCTGGGTCGTTAAGAATCTCTTCTGGATCAAGGTCTAGACTATATGCAAGCTCTGAAATTAGTTTGCTCATCTTGACGAACGGTGCAATCGCTGGGTTCTGAGCAGTCTGTAAGAACATTGTCAATCGCTGACTACGTACTTCTTTTTGCATTAGGCTGTTTGTACCCATAGCTTTAATTTCTAGATCACCTGTAGTTCCTAGCTTGCCTTCGAAGAACTGCATGTTCCATTGAAAGTATGCTTGGCCTAAAGGCTTAAGAAGAAAATCATCAATGTTCTTAACTACGGTCTTAATGTTTAATGATGCTGCACCCAACAACATGCTCATGCCTGATGCAGTTCTTGTCATGCTTTGAACACCTGTCATTCCGTGTGAGTAACTTGGGATACCTGTTTGTTCGTCAGCTAACTGCCGGAACTTGTCGAACATCATTAAGTTTTCTTGAGATGTGTTCGGGAATTTAAGTCCGTGTATTGCTTGACCCGGCATACCAGACTGTCGGCGGAATATCTTTCCGGGGTAGATTTCCATGCTTTGACCGCCAGCCAGCATAGACTCATCAACGTCAAAAACTAATGAGCCACTTAGTGCAAGGTTATCAATAGCCATACGTGCGTGGCCGTTCATGATCTGTTGAGAATCGTTCATGTTCTCGGCAATACCAATACCAAAAAAGCTATAAGGATTCTTTTCGTACGGGAATGCCTGATATGGGATTCGTGCAGGCGTAAACGGATTTACAACCGACCGAAGAACTCGACCGTTACAAACCCAAGCATTTATTTGAACCTCATCAAGATCATCTACATCTTCAGGAAGATCCATTCCTACTTCACGGGCATATTCTGCATCCATTACGCCCCAATACTCTAGAACTTCAAACTTGCTAGAGCCTAGATCAGACATTCGCTGATCGTCTTTTAGTTCAAACTCGTAATCTTTTTCAACGTAATTTGGGCCTAGCATCAAACAAGTTCGAATCTCATCTTTGTTGAAATAAGGCATTTTGCCCAAAGCCCGCAACTGGCTCTTGTTCATCTTGTGTCGGTGTACAACATACTCACATTCTTCGATGCTAGTTGCGTTGGGGTCTGGAAAGAAATCCCAAATGCTTACAAACTCAATGCGTGGTACACGAACAAAAAGAGGATCGTAAGAACGCTCGCCACTTTCTTCATCTTTGGTCCAGCGATGCAAAGTCTTATTGAAATTGAATGGGCCTTTGATGATCCCTGTCCCAAACAACGAGGCTTCAAATAGTGCGTTTCTTAGTTCTGAGCTTCCACTAGATTCATCAATTTGATCGTGAATTAGCTTTTCCATCTGACGGGCAGCTTCTTTGGCTGGTGCAAACTCAGGGGTTGTAGGTTCAGAAACAGCACCTTCTTCAAAGCGCTCAGGATTTTCTTCAACAAGAGTTGCAATAAACTTGCCTTTGCTGTATGTAGCTCCGGGGGCTAAGACTTTTCCATCACCCTTATAGCCTACATCAAATGGATTGGTTGTTTCTTCTTCTTCTTGTTCTTGAGCTTCTGGCGCAACGGCTGTTTCAATGCCGGGAGCTGCTTCATTTTTTAAGTGGATATATTCTGAGATTCCTTCAGGAATTAAAGTCTCAGTAACTCCAATCGGAAACTTACCGGTTCCAAATATAACATCAATTAACTGTCCGTAGGCTGCCAAGACCTTAGTCTTAGTAATCTTAATAAAGACTCGGCTCTTTTCGTTTTCGCGGAACTGAACGTGTTTTGGATATACGCCTCGGAAGTTATGATAGGCTGTTATCCAACGATTCTCATCAGCATCTCGGGCCATTTCAGAATCTACAAAACGAGATTCGATGATTCCAGCAAGATTAGTTCGTAGCTGTTCTTCGAGGTTTAACTGCATACCATCTTCATTTTCGACTTCTTCGAAATAAAGGTTGTTTGCAGTTTCTAAGATTCCGGGCTTTTCGTTCATATACTATTAATATCCAAACGTTGAATCTACAGGCTTGTAGATCTGTTCACGATGCAAAGATCTTAATTGACTTAGTGGGTCGTTGACTCTTGGTCGTGCCATAACTAAGTATCTTAGTGCATCGTATGCGTGGTCTGAAGCATGTGTATCTACATCTTCAGGATTGTTTTTATCCAGAGGAATACTTTGAAGCTCGCGAATCAAGTTCGGGCAAGTATTAAATATTTGAATTCGAGGTCTCCCGCTGTTCTGGAGCTTCAAGTATTCA